TTGGATTGCATTGGCCGTGACAGTGGTGTTCATTATTACAGAATAGTGGTTGACAGCCCGACGAAAAGACCGTATAATACTTACATCAACAGCAAATAAGGAGCGAAACTTATGACTACAGCAACACAAGAGTACAATGCAGAGGCAGTGCAAGCGGCCTGCAACGAAGCCGCAATCCAAGCCCGTACAGCCGCAAAGGCATTCTACAATCAACACGGTGACCGCGATTGTTGCGGCTTTGCCTGGGTTGATGTCTACGGTGTGCGATCAAACAGCCGTCTAGGCAAGACACTGCAATCCTTTGGCTTCCGCAAGAGCTACACAGGAAGCCTGCAGTTGTGGACGCCATGTGGTAGCCCAACACAATCAATCTCAATCAAAGAAGCAGGTGCCGAAGCCTACGCCAAGGTCATCACAGAGAAACTGGGCATCAAGGCCTACGCTGGTAGCCGTTTAGATTAATCACACAAAGGAAACGAAAATGAAAACATATCAAGAAGCCATTCAAGTCATTGCAGAAACTCGAGCACAGATGCTGACCCGTCCAGGCTATCCCATGGGCACATACATTCCAGAACCTGCAGTCTCTGTCTTATACGGCGTCCCAGAGGAAGTGGTCTACACAGACTGCCAAATGGCCACCGCAGAACGTAGAACAGAGTTGACTAGAGCGTAAATATCTGTTACAATACACTTTTAAACAGCAAGGAGCGAACATGGTATTTAAAGTGGATAACTTGCCCTCAAAGGGCACTGTAAAGAGTCTAGCACAGGTCACAACAAACAAGGTCATCACAGAGACTGATGACGAGATAAAAGAGCGACTGAGAGAACGTTTCCAAATACTTGAGGACATGACCAAGGCTGCTAAGAGTGGCAAGGTTCGTGCCATGATTGTCACAGGCCCTCCAGGTGTGGGCAAGAGCTATGGTGTTGAGCATGTGCTCAGCAGGCACGATCTACTGGCAGACATAGCCAACGACGAGAAGCTGAAGAAGTACGAAGTGGTCAAGGGCGCGATGTCAGCATTGGGCCTGTACCGTAAACTCTACGAGTACAGTGATCGCAAGTGTGTGTTAGTGTTCGATGACTGTGACAGTGTGCTCTTAGATGACTTGAGTCTTAACATACTCAAGGCTGCTCTAGACAGCTCAGACAAGCGTATGATACATTGGAACACTGACAGTCACGTACTTGATCGTGAAGGCATACCCAATAAGTTCGAGTTCCGGGGCGGTGCTATCTTTATCACCAACATCAAGTTCGAGCATGTGAAAAGCAAGAAGCTGAAAGATCACTTGGATGCGCTGGAAAGCCGCTGCCACTATCTAGACTTGACCATTGATACAGAGCGTGAGAAGATACTTCGCATCCGTCAGATCGTAGAGGACGGCATGCTGGACAAGTATGAGTTTGATAACCCTGAAGGTGCAGTCTCAGAGCTGCTGGCATTCATTGATACTAATAAGAAGAAGCTACGCGAGCTATCACTACGCATGGTGCTCAAGCTAGCCGATCTTAGGCAGAGCTTTCCCGATCGTTGGGAGAGAGTTGCCGAGGTAAGTTGTATGCGTCGAAGCTGATTCGCTCCCAGAACTAGACAAAGACTACTTAGTGTTGCCCCTGACCATAAATCCGATTCGCTCCCGGTGGTCAGGGGATTTTTTATGAGAGATGGTGGGGGTGGGGTATACAAATTAAAAATCTATTTTATACAACAGCAAGCTAAAGCCCCACCCATATGTGCAAAATCACCAGGATGAAAGCATAAGTACTTCCCTATAATTTTTTACGCGGCTATTTTTTTAGAGTGCAGGACCCATTTCGGGCATAAATATTCTAAAGAGGTCACAGCATGGATTCACAATTTTTTAGAAAATATATTGACATTATAGAAGCTCCCGATCTTGTCCCCCCGGGTCCCCATGCTGATCAGCAGGATCGTGACGCTGAAAAATACGGCACATACGATCAACATGCACAGGCTGCACAGGCCCGCAAACCCGAAGCCACAGCTCTTCCACCACTGGTAACTCCCACAGCTGAACAGCTCCGGGCCCGCTACAAAGATGTGGGCAGTATAGTGTCAAATATTACCAGTCAACCCGCTGATCCCAATGCCATTGGCACCATGAGAAATAATACTCCATTTGCACGACTAGTCAGTTCAGTCAAGGGCCTAACTGGCCCTGCCTACACTGGCCGGGACAATGCCGCACAGGATCTAGCAGCGGAATCAGGTTGGGAGTACATGGCTCGGGCTTTGGCCATGCCAGCAGGCAAGATCTTGTTTTTAAAAGGGGATGTTGCGCCCGGTCTACTCTATAAGCTAAATCCATGGGCCACTGACAGTCAGCTGGTAGAGCTAGTGGCTGCTACTCTGCCTGACTATAACTCAGTTCAGCAGGGTAATATAGGCTAGTCAATCGTACATCACACGTTAGGAAAACTATTATGCGTATAAATGAATTATTATCAGATGGTTGGAATCCAACCAAAGGCCAAATTCCAGAATTAGAACTTGTGCCCAATACTGGCAAGGACCGGGTGGTCATGTACAAGGATCGTAGACTGGTAATTAGAGGAGGCCGCAATATATCCACGCGGTTCCCTGATTTTTACGTGGGCGCTGAGCATTTCGGTATGACGAGTCGCACACATTTGCCTTGTTGGATCACGGGCACAGGCAGTGCTGTCTGTGGTCTTAATGGCTAAACTAGTCACTGATCAATCGTACATCACACGATCACTGTCCCCCAGGCGCCATTTAGGGTTTGTTTCCACTACCCATTTATCAGTGGCCACTTTAAAGTCTGGATGCAGCATTTCCTTGGGATTACTCGCAGCGTCAAAGAATCTACAACGGTTATTGGGCTGTGCCGCATACTGTCCATTGTTCAACTCAATGAAGTTAAAGCTCTTGTGATCTTCGGGCCATTCACTGTAGCTGGTATCTAAGGTGTTAAGATCTGGACTGGCATTGTCCACAGTGAACATATAGTTGCCCCTGTGCAGTTGTTGATCTTTAGCATAGAACTCACAGCTGAGATTACGTAGGAATGCTTTCTGTAGTACTGCAATGTCATAGCTCATACAGTCCCATATTTGCAAGGTATCCAGAGTTAGAAATCCTTCAGTATCTAAGTCAGTGTTTCTGCTCACATAAGCGTGTAAGGGCAGTTTATCGTATAAGGCACCGTATCTGGGCAAGTAGCTTTCAATACGGAATGCTTGACTACGCAGGCTTTTAATACTGACCCATATAGCGGGCTCATATTCACCCTGTCCCTGTTTAAAGTCATATAAAAACTCTCTGCGTACATAGCAGTGTACAGGAGCTAGGTTGGCTATTAGAAAACTCATGATTGATCCTTTAGCATATTTATCTGGGCAGTTTAAGCTGGACTAATCTCTTTTACCGTTCTGCTACTTCGTAGCAAATTTTTGCTGCCGCTTCGCGTTAAATACACTATGTTCACCGATAATCAAAAGGCTCATCTTGGCGTGGCTGCACTCTACTCACTGGCTGATCGGCAGTATTGGCCCAGCACACATTGGAGCCGTCATCGAGACTTTGTCCAGGATCCCCTGTATCTAGCGCCCCTAGTGGTCTATGCTCATGATCAGGAGTTGGTCAAAGTCCGTCATGAGTACCTAGAGGATCCCTTGCTTAATAACTAAATATATAACTAATTTATGGACTTATCACTATGATCACAACAGCAGAACAATACCGCGCACTAGTAGCCAAGCTGGAGGCAATCAATCCATCAGAACCTGTGCTTGAAGCAGACGATGACTTTGTCAGCACGACTGCAGATGGTCCTACAGGCACTACCACACAGGGTCCGGACACCAGTACACCAAATGCAGCATCACCTGATGTACTGAAACAAATTGAACATGCGCCCACATTCAAAATTGCCTATGCCATGGCAGTCAAAGCCGGACTCAAAAGATTCAAATGGTGCCAGTGCAAAGATTACGTGGTCAAGGATAAGCCAAAACCACCACCTGCTCCACAGCCCAAACCCAATGCATATGCCAGTTCAGGTGGAACCAGTGCCCGGGATGAACCAGAAGCAGACATGATGCCAGGTACATACTATCCAGATCCTAACAGTGGTGGATTCAACGCTACCTACAATAAACCTCCTAACAAGTCATATACTACCAAGCGATAACGTTAAGTAGTGGAGTTTATCAATTGACCTATATAGAAGCATGGAACGAAGCACGGGCTCTACGGGAGTCTACTCACCCCGATGATCCCGATGGCGGCACATTTACCTGGGAGGGCAGGCCCGGAACTATATTCTATACTTCAAGTCCCACGGCACATATTAAACGACATGAACATAAAGAAATCAAAGCCTATTGGCTACGAGAAGAGATAGCCATAGCCGATGAACTCATGTCTCTGGTACCAAAACTTGTAGAAGAGTTTCTAACCTATCATCATGAGTTTATGGACATTAGTATACCCACAAAACTACGTCCCTATAAAAATCCCATATTTGACACTGCCAATATCATGAGTGGTCTAGAAACTTGGATCGTTGAAAATGTCAAGTACACTTGGAAAGAAAAGAAAATTTTCAGTAATCGTTTCAAAGATGATCCCCTAGTTTCCAAACATTTTCCCACAGCCGTGGCCCTGACTAAGAAATGGGGTGATGACTGCCCAAGCTCAGCCTACAGTTGCATAGAGCCCGGTAATGTCATTGAACGACATACAGGACCCGAGAACAGAGACAACGAGTTTATCCGCATACACATACCCTTGATCATACCCCAGGGTGATATTTTCTTTGAGTGTGAAGGGGTGGAAATTGACTGGCAAGATATTTGGGCCTTTGATAATCAATTGGTCCACAGTGCCCATAATTACAGCAATGCCCGCAGATTGATCTATATGTTTGACCTGCGCCGTGATAAGATTGGCCTACCCATTGGTGAAAAGTATGATCCTCTACGTCAGATCAAGGCCCAACCATTTATCAGGGGACGCTATCCTAAAGTTCTACACACTAGACAACAGCGTGAACTGGGACTTGAATGACCCCTTCGTTCTATTACACTGTCCATGAACCTAGTACAATAGTCAACGATCTCAATGAGTTTATACAGACTAATCGAAATCTAGCTCACTGGACCCCTTTGGCATTTGAAGAACCTCATTGGGATGCTGCTCTAAATGTACCCGATGAAATACTGGATCAAGATCCATTTCTTGTTTGGCTTAGAACAAAGGCGCCATTTAGCGGGGGTATACTACGCATGGCACCGTGGACTACCTATGATTGGCATACTGACTATCAAAGGGGCTGTAGTCTCAATCTTTTATTAACTGATCCTGATCGCAGTTGTTGTCTGTTTAGGCATAGCCCCAGTGAGCAGATACATCAGATGTATCCCATAGTGCCCGTGGCCTATACCAACACACATTATATGTGTCTAAATACTCAAATAGAGCATAGTGTTTTTAATTGGGATGAAGATAGGTTTATTTTTACTCTGCACTTTGAACAAGAGCTTGATGAATTTACCTACAAAGATCTGCTTAAGATTGTGTTAAGTAAACGTTAAACGCCCACGTAGACCACTGTGACTGCAATATCGTCATCACAGTCCGCAGCAATGAAATCACCGTTGTTTAGCACCAACTTCACCCCATTACCGTTGGCATCACTGAGCTGCCAAGTTTCACCTGCAATCAAGGAGACATTCTGTGCTATTTGATACATTACACCTACTGGTACAGTAGTACCCATGGGTGCTACGTATACATTCAGTGTAACTGGATTAGTCGCAGTATTATTACAGAAATAGACTGCTGTTACCGCAGTAGAGTCTGTGCTAGTATAAATTGCCGCATTTGGAGTTGGGACTAGGGTGTTATGAATGGCCATAGTGTATTTATACTAGCTTAGGGCAACCCCTGTGGTAAGTTTCCCAGCAGTTGACGTAGTTTACTACTTTCTACCTGTGGTTTAACAGTCTTAACTGTGGCACCGTCTTCTGGATCAGGAGCACGTTCTACATTGCTTTTTTGTCTAATTGAATCCATGATTGAACTGCCTCTGCTGGCAGGACGTCCGTCATCTGCTTCTTCTAAATCTGTAATACGCAGGGTATCAATGTTAAATTCTAAGTCAATCTTCATGCCTACACCGCTTGAACTACGTGTTTTCATTAACTGTATTTGATAGCGTCCATGTTCACGCATAGCACGACTGGTAAAGATACCAAACACATTATCTGCTGTTTGAATCTTACTTAATCCCCCACTAATGTGGCTGTGATCAAACTCAACTTCTTCAACTGCTCCACGATTCAACTGCGCCGCTGTAACAAACACACACTTCTTTTCCATGGCTAGATTTCTAAGTTCTTCACTCACATACTTGTCTTTGATGAACAAATTTTCCGCTGATATTTTGGCACTGACAGGCATTAACAAGTCCAGATAGTCTACAAGTAGCACATCGATCTTACGGTCCATTTTTATTTCATACTCTTTCATATAGGCACGAATATCATTGGCAGTTTTACCAGAGGGCATGTATTTGATTTGATAGGTTCCCGATTTCTTGCCTATCATCTTGACCTTCATCTCAACATCGTCAATGTTCTTGAAAATTTCTCTAGTAGGCACACCTGTTACCATTGAATCCACTCGCATACTCACAAGTTCTTCTGAGAGCTCAAGTGTTAGATACAATACATTCATTCCTGCTAGTGCCCAATTCACTCCTAGATTTGCTAGGAATAAACTTTTACCTGCGCCCGAACCTCCGGCAAATATGTTAAGCTCTCCGCGGTTCATGCCCCCGAATAATTTGTCGTCTACACTTTTCCAACCAGTGCTGACCTGGCCATTCTTATCTTTGATCTTCATTAGTCGAGCACGAGGATCTTCAAAGTAATCTGTACCCATGTCCTTGTTTAGACCAACTTGCACGGCCCTCTTAATCTTATCTTCTACGGGTCCATACTCACCTTTTTCAAGTAAGTCGGCTGATTCTAAAATAGCTCGCTCAAGTCCCTTGTGTCGAATAAAAGTTTCAAAATCTGTTAACAGCCAATTATAGTGTTCTTCTCTAAGATCCTCTGCTGGCTTTAATGTGCTACCAGTGGCTGCATTGATAATGTCAGATGTAGGCATGATCGAATGCTCAGTGACATATTCATTTAAAAATTTTGCCGGCGCCTGTAGTCTACGATCAAA